GCAAAGAACTTTTTAACAGCTTTGTCGTCCTCGCCCTCTTTACCTAGCTCACCAAATCCAATAGTATTATTTTCATTATCGCGAGCACCTAAGTTGCTGGTCATAATTAAAATGCAATTACGTCCGTCTGCAACCTTTCCATTAGAACCAGTTACAAATCCGTTATCCATGAATGCTAACAGAATGTTTGTAACGTCTGGGTGTGCTTTTTCAACTTCGTCTAATAATAAAATACAATTAGGAGTTTCTTGTAGTTTAGTAATTAACTGACCAGCATTGTCTTCATACCCCACATAGCCAGGAGGTGCACCAATTAATCGAGACACTGAGTGTTTTTCTTGATATTCGCCCATGTCAAAGCGCACAAGAGGCATACTCATCTTTTCACTCAATTGTTTTGCAGTTTCAGTCTTGCCACAACCAGTTGGCCCTAAAAATAAGAAACTACCAATAGGCTTATTGGGCGATTTCATACCTGCCTGTGCCACAAAGATTTTATCAAGCAACGTGTTAACAGCAGTATCCTGACCGTATACCGCAGTTTTCATTCCGTCCTCTAATCCAGAAAGATTTTTGCTTTCTTTCTGAGCCACTGTTTCTAATGGCATATTAATCATCTTACTTAACTCGTAAGTAATTTGTTCAATGTCAACCAATTGTTCAACACCGTCCATATCTGGATCGTCTTTAATTTTATAACGTGCGGCAGCACAATCTAAAATATCAATTGCTTTATCTGGCAATTTTTTATCTGACATATACTTAATAGATAACTTGACAGCTTGCTCAATTGCTGCATCAGTAATCCTAACATTATGATGTTTTTCATAATATTTTTTAATACCCTTAAGGATCTTAATAGTTACTTCTGCAGTCGGTTCGTCAATAGTAACACGTTGGAATCTGCGCATCAGCGCACGATCCTTTTCAAAGTACTTGCGATACTCTTCCCATGTGGTCGAGGCAATTAACTTAATTGTACCTTTAGTGAGAATTGGCTTAAGCATATTGGCCATGTCATTAGAACTTTGGCTTGAAGCTCCTGCACCGTTGATCATGTGTGCTTCGTCGATAAAAAGAATAATTTTTCCTTTCTTTTCTAATGCTCCTAACACAGCTTTAAGACGTTCTTCAAAATCTCCACGATACTTACTGCCAGCAATCAATGAACTAACGTCAAGTGTGTATACTTGATGATCCTGAATAAATTTTGGAACTTTCTTTTCAAAAATCTTACGAGCAAGCCCTTCGGCAATAGCAGTCTTACCAACACCGGGCTCGCCTACCATTAATACATTGCATTTATTGCGTCGTGCCAATACTAGTTGAATTTTTTCTAGTTCTTCATCACGACCAATTACCGGATCAATTTTACGTTGTTTTGCTTGTAGGCTAAGGTTTGTACAGAATTGATTAATAATTCGCTCCATTTGATTAGGTGTTGTGATTGCATTTTCAGTTTCGTGTTCTTCGTCACCTATCATTTCTTGGAAATATGTAACAAATTTATCTTTAGTTAATCCGCCTTTTGTTAGGAAATAGAATCCAAACGAATTTTTTTCACTAAGGATGCCAATAACTACATCGGCAATTTCGATACGTTGGCGACCGCTAAACAGTACCTGTGTAAAACAACGATTCAACACACGCTCTACCGCATGTGTCTTTTTTGGTTTATCGTTACTAGAATTTTTAATATCGTCTAAATTATTTTTAAGATAATGTTCTAGATTAGTTTTGATAAAATTTGAATCAACACCAAATTTTTCTAACATCTCGTAGGATTCTTTGTCACTCATTATACCATATAAAATATGTTCAATGGTGACATATTCATGCTGGTGTTGTTTAGCAACACTTACTGAATATTCAAAAACCGTTTGTAATCCTTGACTTGGTTCGATCATTACTTCATTTTCCTTATTTTCTTCATAGCTAAGTTTAACTTCATTTGTGACACTTTGTCAACAAAACAAATGCCTAACAAGTGATCATACTCGTGTTGAAAGCATCTTGCAACTAGTCCATCCATCTCTGCTTCGATCGTATCGCCGCTACTGTTTTGATACTCTACTAGAATCTTTTTAGGACGTTTAATTTTTAACCATAGATCCGGATAACTCAAACATCCTTCTTTTTCTAAAATTACATCTTCACTAACTTTTAATATTTTAGGATTAAACACAGCAAACGGAATAGGAAATCCTTGAATATTATTACTACCAATAGTGAATACTTGTTTTGTAAGACCAATTTGATTTGCAGCCAATCCTATGCCGTGATTTGCAACCATAAATTCGCACATGTCTTTTTCAAGTCGATCAGCATCTCCGTCAACTGCAAAATCCCAAGGAGTGCTTGGCACTACAAGAGACTGGTGAGGCCCTAATTTAAACTCCATCTCTAATTTCCTGTATTTTTTGTAATTGAGATTTAGATAAATTTTTCGGAATATCTACTTTAATACGAACTAATAAATTACCGCGTACTCTAGTTCGCATGTTTGGAATGCCTTCACCTTTGCAACTTAATACTGTATCTGGTTGTGTGCCGTGTGGAATGTTAATAGTTAAATTTTTCCCATCAACAGTTGAAATGGCTATAGCAGAACCCAACATTGCTTGCCATACATCTACTCTTTTTTCAGTAATGATGTCATCGTCTTCTCGATAGAATTCCGGATGAGCTTTAACATACACATTGACAATTAAATCGCCTGCTGGAACATCACGCATACTTTGATCGCCTATTCCCTGATATCTAATTTGCTGACCATGTTGCACACCAGGTGGTATAGAAATATTAACAATCTTTGATTGTCCGCCTGGGACACTTAGTTCAGCATTTAATTCTTTTCCAGCAATAACATCGTTCAACGTTAATTCAACATTAACATTTAATGTGCGATTTTTGCGCATCTGATTCCTAAAACCAAATCCAAAGGCTTGTCCAAACAGGTCATCCATTCCAGGAGCACCACCAAAGTGGAATTCAAATGGATTTCCGCCACCTTGATGATAAAACCCGCCACCCTGTTGTTGACGAGTTGGATCCATGCCAGAATCAATCATTTGTTTCTTTTGAGGATCGCACAAAAATTCATATGCCTGACTAATTTCTTTAAATTTCTTTTCATCACCCCCACGGTCGGGATGATGTTTCATAGCCATGCTACGATATGCTTTTTTAATATCGGCGTCTGTTGCGCCACGTTGTAAACCAAGAGTTGAGTAATAATCCATAGTCTTTATATTATACGATAAAAAAAGGACTGTGTCAAGCAGTCCTTTTATTTAATACAGATTTACTGAGTGCTTATTTTTTCTTTTCTGGAACTGGAGTACCGTCGTGTTTTTTATGCACTTTGATAGTTTTGCAAGTTTGTTTTACGCTACCATCTTTGTTCTTAACTGGTTTCTTATCCTTGCCAATTGTGTCTTTGCAGACCTGTTTAGTTTTTGCTGCCCCATCTGCTGCAAAAACAGGAGCAATAAATGCTAACGATATTAATAATACTAATATTTTTTTCATTTTATTTTCCTTTTACAGTTCTGGTTCAGCAGCCGGTGCTGGACCTAATTTGCCGTTACCTGCCGCTGTTGGTGCTGATTTTGTTGCTATTGGTGTTGCGCCCCAGCTCGGTGCCGGTGTAAAACTTGTGCTCGGTGCCGGTGTACCAAACCCACCTGATTGTGGTTGACCAAATGTTGTTGTGACGCTCTGTGATACTGGTGCAAGTCCGCCATTATTTGCCCCACCTAGTTTTTCTTGTGTTCGTCCCCATGCTGCCAAACCTAGTACTGCACCCATGGCAATATGAAACAGTCCAGCACCTTGCAGTGTTATTGGTTGCCATTGAGTTTTAACTTCACCACCACCTATAACTTGGATCACGCTCCATAGTACAGGGAACAACATAAAATCTGCTGAACATACAGCCATGTACATCCAACCCATCATTGGACGCCATTTTGAATTCATCCAATCTTCTTTTTGTTGTTCGCTTGCGCTTTTAATTTCCTCTGCCATAGTTTTCGCTCCTATTAGTTTATTATTTCTTAGCTAACATTGTTTGAATCTTTTCCTGAATTGCTTTGGCCCAGAATGGCTGAGGAAAATTCCATCCTACAAATGCTCCTACTGCTACCCATAATAAAATATCTAACATAACAACGCTCCCTATTGTTTATACTATTATTTAACGCTTTCAAAGATTTTCTTCTGCTCTCGATACCATTCTTGCCACATTCTCAATTTTTCTGCGTTTTCGTGGCAGGCTCCGTAGTTTTCAACGACTCTGTCGAGGAGCTGACTGGCTTCAATGCCACTGGGGGTTCCATCAGTTGCGGCGGCACGCTCGGGAACTTCATTACGACTGGCGCTGTCGTGCAAGCTGACAGTAGACTTAGGCAAAGTACACTGAGCATCCAACTGTTTACCCGCAACTTCTTTGATAATTTCTCTGTTGACATAGACATTTTCCTTAATGACTTTAACTTTTGTAACTATTTTTGTTTCGATGACTGTGTTAACCTGCTGGCTTTTTTCTTCAGCAACCTTAACTTTGGCTTCTAATTCTGCCACACGAGCCTGCCATGCAGACTGTACACCGTAGCCACCGTAAAAGTAAGCCCCGATAACTAGCAATACAACACCAACAACTTCTGCTGGTAATTTGTACTGACCCATCATGGGTATCCATTGTACTAATTTGCTGGCAATGTACAGCACGACACCTGCTGACAGCATGATATAGTATATAAAAATAAAAATGCTTTCAGGCATAATGCTTAGTAACCAACCAAACATATCAAACCCCTAGTACGTGCAATGCGTGTTCGTAATGCTTGATTCGATCTTCTAGGCCAATAGTGCCACCGTTAATGCGTTTTGTTAATGTGAGGATGTCGCCCTTGTCTGCCCATTGATTTAGATTATTTGTTTCCCAAAACCAACAAGCTGATTGTAAGGCACCTTCAAATGTTGCTAGGTATTCTGGAACTTCTTCGACAGTCATTTCAAGGCTTTCGGCAAATGCTGTGTAGTTTTGCTTGCCGGTAAGTTGTATAAGGCCTCTACCGCAGTAGCGGAATCCGTCACCACTTGCTTCATCGCCATTGCCCATTCGATTGCCATAAACTCTGTTGGCAATTTTTTCACCTTGCTTTTCGTATTGTTTTGCAATTCCTAGATCTGGAAAATACTTTGGAAATACTTTTACAAGACTTTCTGCACGATAGTTTAAATTTTCTTTTAATGCAGTGAACCCTGCACTCTCGTGAGCGCACTGAGCAATAAACGCTGCTACACGCTGTGGAGTATTAATTTCATATTCTGGAAGTATATTACTACAAGCATCATACCATTGATCCACATAGGGATTCTTTGGAATCATTTCTTGTAATTGTTCTTTTGTAAATTCAAATGTAAAGCTCATTAATCTATCCTTTGTAACAGCATTGCCATGGTTCCGTTTTCAAAAACAAAACTCTCACCAATTTTATTAATATTATAATCGCCTAATACTTTAGTAAGCCAAAATACTTCGCTAGTTGCTTTTTCATCCAATGTAATTGCATCGGTAGTATTTTCTAAGACTGATTCCTTTTCACCTTCTTTAACCATACGTAGTTGAATTTTTTGATTAAATGGTTTATAGATAGTGATTACGTCACCGTCTAATGTAAAGTCGTCCATTAGTGTTTTACTAAAGAAACGTTTTACGCCTTCTGTTTTGTACTTGTTCATTAACCCATCGTATGCACCTGCATCAGACGGAACAATTGATTTTAATTGTTGTTCTGTAACTTCGTGGACACCTTGATGTTTGTAATATTTAAATTTAAAATCATCAATGCCTGTTAACCTACGTACTCCGTAAGTGATTTCTTTGATGTGCTCTGCAAGGCGACTAGTCCTCGGTAGCTCGACAAATACATTGTATTCGCCATTTTCATTTTCGCCAGAGCTTACGTCGGCATCAAGTACAAAGCTGTAGCCCTTTTCAATAAATTCCATTAGGTCTTTTGCTGGATTACGATCTTTAACGCCAAAGCTGATAACACATACATCGCGATCCTCGCCCATCTTTGATTTGTAGGTATCAACTTCTAAAAGTGAGTGTACCATGTCTTGGAGGTCGTTGGCTCTAAGCCCTTCATTTAAAGTATTAAACATTTGCAGTATCCTGTTGTATCTGTTGTTCACCAGCATCTTCTTGAGATTGTGCAACCCCATTTTGATCTAAGATGTCTTGAACTTTATTTGTATCAAGATTTCTATGGCCACGATCAATGTCTGCCATTAATTTTTTAGGCATTTTAATTTTAACCATCCAAATTTCTTCGCGGTCAATTTTACCTTTCTTTGTTCCGGGACGAATATCGTCTGGATCTTTGATTTTACGAACTTTGGTTATGTAAGTTTCTGCATACTGTACTGTACAACCGTAGTCTAGAAGTTTCTTTCCGCCTTCTGGATCGGGCATTTTATCTTTATCCCACATGAATGTACACTCTATAAAATAGCGTGATTCTTTAGGACCAGCTACAAGTTCGCCGTCCATCCAGTTATCGTAGACGTAGATGTCTAGTTCGTCAATAACTCGCTCGAAATTTTTAAGCATATTCAAGCTGTTATTTGACCCGTATATGTTTTCTATATTAGAAATAATGTCTTTTAAATCGGCCATGTTTTCTCCCATTTGTATTTATCGTCAAAACTTAAACGTAACTTATAATATTCTTTCAAGATAGTTAAATACTTTTGTGTTCGGCTACGGACACAAACGGTTTGAGGTCCGTGCCTACACGTAAAAGGAGGGCTAACCTTATATGAAGCGTAAAAGAGCAGCAACAGCACTGAAAGCTAATCATTATCACGAAGAGTCTAATGTGATAAATCTAGTAGACAAAAAATATCAAAAACGTCCACGAGTTCAAATATATCCCAAAAATCTTAGTCAAGAAGGCTATCTGTTAAAGCTAAACGATCCAACTAAAATGATCGTGTTTGCTACAGGTCCAGCAGGCACGGGTAAAACCATGTTGGCTGTACAATGGGCTGTAGATCAACTCAAATACGGTGATGCTACTAAGATTATTGTAACTAGACCAGCTGTTTCAGTAGACGAAGAGCATGGGTTTTTACCAGGTGACCTAAACGAAAAAATGGCTCCCTGGACACGCCCTATTTTTGACGTAATTGCAGAAAATTACAATGCAAAAGAGATTGAACACATGGTTCTAGAAGGAATCATTGAAACCAGTCCACTAGCATACATGCGAGGAAGAACGTTTAAAAACGCTGTCGTCATAGCCGATGAAATGCAAAACACAACACCTAGTCAGATGAAAATGCTGCTAACTCGTCTAGGGCAGGGATCTAAAATGGTCGTTACTGGTGATCTACAGCAGGCTGACCGCCCAAGCAATAATGGGTTGCTTGAATTCCTGAAGTTATATAATAACTTTGAAAATCACAGGTATGTAGACATTTGTCATTTTTCTGTGGATGACGTAGAACGACATGAAGCTGTTAAGGAGATATTAGCAATCTACGGAGATCAATAAAAAAGGGCCATAGGGCCCTTTTTTTAATTCTTGCCCGGACCGTTGGGCCAGTCTCTATGAATTAGATTTCTTATCGGAAAATCATAAAAGAAGTACTGGGTGCCGTGACTGGGAACTTGCACCACCCACTTGCCGCCTATCAGTACACCACTGGGACTGCTTGTTTGTCCATCCCAGTCGTCACCGTTCATGAGATTGCAATTGTCTACAGTAATAAAAGGACCACCTGCTAGATAAGATACAATTTGCAAGTTTGCGTTATGCCAGTCGTACATTACCTTGTCGTAAACGTCACCGACATTTCTCATGGCGTTTGTGGCATGTATGCCAATCATAACTCCAGCTTCTCTAGCCATTGACGGTAGATTAGGAAAGTTTGATCGACCGTAAAGATCTTTACATATAAATCCTGCCGCACTAATAGCAATAGGATTTCCAGTTTCATCGGTGCCTGGAACAAAACAAGCACCGGGTGTTTTGTTAGGAATAATACCTATATCGTGATCCTCTGGACAAATTAGAGTTTTATTAACTGCCCCAATAAATTTTCCTGTAGAATCGTATACTCTAAGTTGATTTCTTTTAACTTCTTTGCCACCGGGATCAGTGTCAACCCATAACGTTCCTAAAAATAATCCCACAGACTTTTTAACAGCATAAGATACAATTTCTTTTTCCGCAGCTACTACATCGCCGTTGATATTAAAACCTTTTATGTATCCGCTCAATGATGCTTCGGGGGTAACCAAATAATGTACCTCATTATCGCTAGCCCAATCAATTGCAGTCTTAAGCGTAATAATATTTTCTTCGACAGTTTTTCTAACAGGAATCTGCGCTCCTGCAAATCTTAAAAATGATTTCATTCTATTTCCATCCATGTATGGTCTCCCATATACTTAACCTGAGTTTGATATACATAATCGACCGGAGCCCCACTACTCCAATCTGTTGGGCTGTGATGTGTCAATATCATTTTTTCTTTCCTACTGTCCCAAACTAACCAATAACACTGCCCCATTACTATTTGAAATTGATATTCGGCAGCATGCACTGCATCAGTAACATCCAGTCTTCTCTTAATATCTTGAGCCTGCTTTTCTAATACAGCTACCAGTTCCATAATACGATCATATTCTTGCTGGGCATAAATCCTAGCATGATTAATCATGATGTCTTTTTGTTTAGTAACAGGAACTAAATCAAATTTTGGACCACCTGCTTCTGTAGGATAGGGAGTTACATTCCTATTAAAAAATGGAATAATCGATCCGCCTATTTTAGAATCGTAACTGTTTCTTCCTTTTGCTAAATTAGATTTTTTTTTAGACATCAATCTTTGCAAGTTTGACCAGTGTGGCTGCTAAATTAATTTCAGAATCAGCGCATACTACATGATCTACCAGTCCTTGCTTAATTACAAGAATAGCAGTATTTTGATTTTGCTCAGATCCAAAAATTGCAAGGTTGTCGTATAACCAACGATACACTTCTTCCATTTCTTCTGCACGAATCTTACCACACAACAGTTTACGAGCGTCTGTAATCTTGCCGGCCTTAAACAGTTCAACCATATCGAACTTCCAGTCTGCTTCACCACCATCTGCTTTGTTAGGCGCCGCTAATTTTCCTTCGTTGACATTTTGTTGTACAAGATTAATGCATTTACGCAAATCCGGATAAGCAACTTTGACATAGTTATCTAATGTGTCAAGATCAAAGTCTACTCCTTCTTCTACAAGAATTGTAGCAACACGGGCAGTATACTCTGTCATGTCTGTGCGTTCAACATGAAATCCTTGACATCTGCTGTGGAGAGCAGGAATAATTCGATTGGGATAGTTACAGGTAAGAATGAAACGACTAGTCTGACTATACTCTTCCATAACCCCGCGTAGCGCCGCCTGTGCGTTGGGACTCAGATAATCTGCCTCATCTAGCAGTACAACTTTAAACGGACCAAATGGAATCATTTGAACAAAGTTTGTAATTTTGTCACGAACGTCGTCTACTGAGTTAGTACGACTGGCATTGATTTCTAGCACATCGTAATCTTCAATGCCAATTTCATTAATAAGAATTTTAGCCAGTGTAGTCTTGCCAATACCGGCCGCACCACTTAGTAACAGATGTGGGATACTTTTGTCTTTGATCCATGTGGCAATTTGTTTGCGCTGATGATCATCTCTAAAAACATAACCGTCTGCGGTATTCGGACGATACTTTTCTACCCATAAGTCTTTCATTCTTTTGCCTTTTCAATGTATGGTTCGACAGGTGGATTAAACCCCTTCCAACTATCAGGAGTAAATATTTTAACAGGTTTCCAATATTTGTGCAAGATGTTATTAACCACAATAATACCAACAATAATTACAACAAAGCCCAAGGTAGTTAATATACTACCAGCAAGCCAAACAGAAGCTTGATCCATACTCATATTACACCAATTCCTCAATAATGCCAAGTATTTCAGCAAAAATTAACAAGCCGCCAGCAAACAACAAGTTGCCTTGAATTAGACACCCACCTGCTCCAATACGAATAATACTTTTTACAAGACTGATGTAAAGGTGTTTTTTTGCATCTGGATATTTTTTAGCTTCAGGAATCTCTAATGCAGCTTTTGCTTTTTTGATATCTTGAATTGCTTCATCTAAATTACTCATTTTAATTTCCTTTTTTAATAGTACTGCTTTTTATAAGTTTTAAAATACGTTGTCTCATCTTAAATTGATCAAAATATTCATAACATTTTGCTAACGGAATAATCCCCTGCGATTGTTTTTTTAACATAGAGCATAACACAGCAGGGTTTTCTTCATTGTCTAAATTAGTTTTTGGATTATCGAATTCAATTAAATTGACCTTTTCGATAGTGTTTAATTTAAAATAAATTAATGCATCGCCTTCTTTTATATTAATTTCTTTTACACCTGGTCTAATTATAAAAGCAGGCTTGGCTGCAGGCCTAAACCATCTACCAATATCAAAACTAGCTGAAATAGCAAATGTATTTTCGGTAAAACTATTTTGATCGTAATATGCAGGCAATTGCGTAGCCATTAGGCTCTTGTCTGAAAAGAACAAATAGCCCAGCCCTAATTGATGTATGCCAAATTTTCCTTGAGGATTTCCCAAGAATGATTTTGCAAAGTCAATAGTTTGTCCAGTAACATTCATTCTAGTGTTACCAACTTCTATTTTTATAGAAACGGGACTTTTGATGACAAATATATTTTTTAAATCGTCAACAATTGCCGGACATTTTGATACTGCCGGTCCAAAAAATTCTTTGTAATCAATGTGTTTGAGTAGCGGCTCAGGTACCGCTACACGGAGAGGTGATATAAATGAATCAATACCACCACCAGCAGCTATGACTTCTTGCATACTTGACATCGAGCGACACCAATAAACGTTTATACTCATTTTATAAACTGCCCCAATGCCGGTGGTTCCCATCCAATTGGTTTTAGAACCTTGCCATCTTCACGTTTGCGCACTTTACCGGTTTCGTGATCAATTTTAGCAAAGTTAGTCTGCATGACTTCTTTCCAAGCACCTTCAGCATCTGCGCCCATGCTGTGAATAGCGCCAATGGTAACAACAACAATGTCAATTAATGCATCAAGAGTTTCGACCTGATCAACATTATCTACTGCTACTTTAAGTTCTTTGAATTCTTCTTCGATCAGTTTAGTGTATAAATTAAACTGTCCCGTATTAAACTCACCTACGGATTGATCGCAAGCAGTCATAAATTTCGCTTGATCGCGAAACGGATTAGTCATTTGTATCTCCTTAAGACTTTAATATCTTAATGATACGCTTTTTTTCTCGCTCTGTCAACCACTGTTTTTCAATTTCTCCAAAGTCTGGAGACATTTCAAATGCTTGATCGACTATTTCTTTTAAAAGGTGTAAATCTTTTTTAAGTTCAAATGCAGTGAACCCGTCATTGTAAGGACTGGCACATTCTCTAGCCAGTGCATGTATTTGGCTACTGATGTCGGCCATGCTCCAGTCCTTTTTTTTAAGATGCATTATTGATTAATAAAATCTTCTGGGCGAATGTTTGATGACAACGATTCAAATTCTTGCCCAATATAAAAATCATTTGGTTTTTCGTCAGCTACTGCTATGACAGACTTTGTTTCTACTTTTTGAAATTCTTTGTCACCGTCACCGTCGTTGATTTTAATCTTGCGAGTCCAACGTCCATGTTCAATAAGAATCCATTGACCTTCTTTAACAAAATCAATTTCTGAACCAACCTTGTATACTTTGGCCCAGCGTGGTTTAACACCATGTGCTTTACCGTCGTCGCTGGCAATAAAAATGCCGCCATTGGATACTTGCTCGCCCATGTGCATGTCAACAACAAGGATGTCTTTTGGCAATGCACGAATTTTAACCTTCTTGGCTTCAAATGCAAAGCTCATATTAACCTTTTCTACGTGCGGCAATTTCTTCTTGTACAGCTCTAGGATTTGCTGCATAGTAGTCTTGCAAAATTTGTTCTTTTGTACGCACAATTTTGCCGCCAACACCGATTTCGTCTCCTCGAGCATTTACTTTCATATTGCCTACTGCTGGCAACAGCTCATTTTGAAGATTTAACTTTTCCATGTCAACTTCTTTACCGCGCATACTCATGTGAGTTTTACCCATTTTATATCTCCTTAAAGAATTCTTCTATTGGTATATTGTATTTAATACTGTCAATCTTATGGACCCCTATGATGTGGAGAACATAACTGGCTACACTAGAGCCACGTCCTACACCCCAAACTACATTATTGGCCCTTAATGTGTCTACTACATATTTCATAGTTCTAAGTACTGGTATCATATTGTGTTTTTCAAACAATTTTATTTCTTGAATTACACGCTGGTGATTAATACTGGGACTATTTTGAATTAGAAATTCTGTAATGTTTAGTTCTTGATATTCTTTTGGAAGATGCCAATTAGCAACATCTATAGTTTGTTTTGGTCGGGGATAGTTTAAATGCTCAATATCTAATCTTTCTAGGTATTGAGTTAATTCGGCAGAATCTGCAAGACACTTGGCCAGTATGTCTGGACCATGCCTTAATACACCTTCTATAAGTTGTTCTTGTGTGCTGTTAGTCCACATTAATTAATTGACCCAAATCGCCGTCCAGTTGCTGGTTTAGTCTAATTGCATTTCTTTTAGACATCTCTTGTTTATACATTATAACAAAAGTTGCGAGTTGTGTCAACATTTCTGTCTTGCCTAATCGTTGAGCAACAAAATATTTTTTGCTCAATTCCAAGATTTTGTCTTCAACCTCGTTATCTTTGAGGTGACTAAGATCATCGACTAGGGGGCTAAACATTTTAGGAAAACTGTCCAATATAATGGAAGAATACCAATTCACTACTGTGACGCCAGACATCAATTACGATAGGATTAGTATTAGATGGAATTACCACATTAACTGTAATAGGATATATAGGGTCGCTGGTAAGTGGGCCTGGGCCCGAAGGAAACCCCAAGCGTTTGATAGTTGTTCCGTTTTGCACAATAAATGATATAGTTTTTGATTCTGAATTTGCGCTGTATAGTTCTAACCGTACTTTACCGACACTAGATGATGTATCGCCCACTGCTCCGGGAAAATCAACTAATTGGATAGCTTGGGCACCAGTCCAACTTTGGGCAAATTGCCATACTTGATATGACCCCGACATGAAGCTAATATTGCCGCCTTGGTATCCAGGAACTAAACCTCCGTATGGTCCACCGTCGAATTTTTTATCTCTAACAGTTAACAATACAGCATTTGAGATAGTATTGGTATTAAAGTCGTTAGCAGTTTCACGGTTAGCTGCTCCGGAATAATTTTCGCCCGTTCCTTGTAGAGCTGACAACTCTATATTGGCATTTTCAAGTCCAGTTTTGATTGTAGCAAAGTTATCTCTAAATACCTTCGTATCGTTGTCTTGCCCTGCTACAGGGAAGTTTGTGTTAATTCCTGCGTATGTTACATTACTAGTCACGGTTATATCTCCACTTATTGTGTTTTCTTTGTGTATTTATCAGTTAACCTTTTGCTCGTATGCGCACTCTGGGATAAACTGATCCTGATGTAGGTCTGTTTTTAAATGTGGTTTTTGGCAGACTTTGTCCGCTTACGGGTCTTTCTAAATTATAAAATAGATATCGATTATTTCCGTTATCTCCAAACCATTGATAGTTTGCAATGCTTGCACCAGTAGTTCCGACTTGGTTCTTTTTGGAATGTGTTATTAGATAAGTTAACGCTTCGCTTGAACCTAGATTTGGATTTTGTTCAGCATAACAGGCTAACAGGCCACATACTTGCGGTGATGCCATACTGGTTCCAGAAATGCTACCTAGTTTATAACTGGCATTTCTAGGATCGTTTACTAGGGTAATACTAAATTCGGCAGCAGCAGTTGAGTCATAGACTGCGGACGCAATATTGGTTCCCGGAGCCCATACGTCAACTCGGTTGCCAAAGTTACTTGAGCTATTTTTATATTCTTGTTGGGCACTACCAACATTGCCTACAACAACTACTCCAGGCGCTACAGCAGGACTTGATCCTTGAGAATGAACATAATCAAATCCACCGCTTCTAATGCTATTATTGTAATCTTGATCGCCACTGTATGCAGAATTCCAAAAACTGTTGCCAGCCGCCGCCACAACAATAACTCCGTCTGCTAGGGCATCTGCTACGTCGGCATTGAGGGCAGCATAGGTATAGGGCATTCTATAAAGATATGTGCTGCCAGGAACCGGAACACCGTTTGCTTCCAATATGGTTTTTTTGGCCGCATCAGTTCCTGACACTGCTGTAGTAACTCCTCTGTAAGTTACACTGGTAATTGACGATAGTTGAATATCATCATACGAGTAGCCCCAACTGTGATTGGTTATGGTTGGGTTTCTTTTTCCAGTAGTGGTGTTAACAGTTTTATTTTTATGGAATGCTCTGAGATAATCAAAAATATAAAGTTCCCAGTTGGCAGGAGAGTTTGCTCCTACATAGCTGAATTCCATGTTATAGATGTTGGCATCACGTGCCCAGCCTTGTGTGTTGCCCGCCACTGTGCCAGCCACGTGTGTTCCGTGGTTGCTGGAGATATCACTGTAATCATAAGCACCAACAGTGCCTACTCCAACAATACCACTTAACGCAAACCAATTGTATTGATTAACTCTTGATCCACCAGTGCCGTCTGCATTAACAGCAAACTCAGGATGAAGGGGATTAATGTGCGCATCGACGACCACAACGTCCACATTCTTTCCTGAGCTGGTTGTAGTCACAGTTTGCGTTGTTTGTGTAAATGAAGCATCAGTACCCCAGCCTGCCAATGTGTTGCCTGCTGTGGTTCTATACAGTCCCCAATTTTTATCATTGGCATCGATGGTAGAATTTTTTTCAAAGTTTCCAGATTGTGTCCAGTGGTGAACTATTTTGATGCCTATGTCTCTAGGAGGACGTTCTACAGCTATTACTCTAGGATCAGTTCTTAGTTGAACTGCTTCTTCATCAGACAACATGAAATGCGTGTTTCTACTAAGTTCTCTCAACTGTGTTATGCTAACTTGTCTGTTAGGAATATAAAGATTTCCGTTAGGTGACTCCATATCTGCAATAATTGAATCAGCGTCGCTCATTGTCTGAGCAGTAACAACGTATTCTTTTAAGTCGCTCATATTAGGCCTCAAGTTGCAACACAGTTAGTGTAACAGTAATAGCCGCCACACCGCCGCTTTTATTTGTAACTGCTAACTGAATGTTAGTTGAAGGAGTACTTTCATTGCTGAATCCCATTGAGCCTGGACTAATCAATATAGTTTCTGCTCCTGTGGTAATAACTTCAGCTATCACGCCGGCTCCTGGAAGGGGATCTGTTAATTCACTTCGGCCAGCATCTGCTGTTCTACTAGCAACATCAGTGTAAATTCTAACCCAAGCCGCTGCCGAAGTCTGTATTTTATACAACACATAACCTTTGAAACCAGTTATGGTTAGATTTCCTGTGGCAGCATTGGCCAAACTAGCTGTGGTAGCATTAGCTGTGGTACGTGTGATAGGTGCTTGATAATCAGTACCTGCCACAGCAATGGACAATACTCCTGTTGTGGTTGTGCTTTTTACAATACCTGTTGCCAATGCGCTGGTACCAGGCGCATAATCAGTGCCGCTAGTTGCGGCAGTGAGGGCGTTTGCTCCGTTACCTTTAACTAACCCACTGATAGTTCCAATTGGTGCTTGATAATCAGTACCAGCTACTGCGGCTGATATGGCAGTGCCATTGCCTTTCAACACACCGGTGATACTGGTTGTGATTGTGATAGCTGGAGTTGAACTGGCAGTGGCCACTGTGCCTGTAAACCCGTTTGCTGAGGTAACACTTACTGTGGTAACTGTGCCAGCACCAGCGCCGCCTGCGGTGGCATCAGCATCATTGATCCAATTGGTACCATTGTACTTTAATACTTGGCCAGTACTTGGGCTAGTAATAGCTACTCCAGTCAACGTGCTTAAACTGGGAACTCCGGTATAGGCTGTGGTCTGTACTGTAGCATTTGGAAATGTTAAACTGCCATCTGTGCCTAAGGTCCAAGTTGCTTGAGTACCAAAGCCAGCTCGTAGTTTAATTTTCTGATAAGGTCCGCCAAAGATATTTAATGCACTGTTGGCACTGTTGACTCCGTAATCAACTGACTCAACATAAGCATTACCACCGGTGTTTAGAATTAATTTGCCGCCGTTAACTACAACACCGCCAGTGCCATTGCATTCTAGTTCAAGGTTGGCGTTTGTGACCGTTGTGCTGATTCTATTTCCCACAACAGTGATCTGATCAGTTTTGAACCTTTCAGCTGTGGCAGCACCAGTGACATTTAATGTTGCCTGTGTGCCTACAACACCAGTCCAGGCTGTGCTTTGAACTGTGTCATCTGGGAATGTCAATGTTTTTGTGAGGCCCGGTGCGTCTGTGCTAAAGGTCCATCCATTAAATGCTACAAGAGGTTCGCTACCGTCACCTAGATCATTAGTAATTCTTTGTCCGATCTTAAAGTTAAGGTTGTCTAATTCAGTTAGGTATTCACCGGTCAGTGATGGCTCACCCTCACCTAATGTATTGATAACTTGGAAGGAGCTGAGAATTCCGTTGGTGCTAACTTCAAATAGAGATTGACCTGTTAGTGACGGGTTACCTCCTAGATTATTAGTAACTCCGTTTGTGATAACTGTCTTTGATTGAGATACTTCAAGTTGACTTCCGCTGCCGCCCATATCACCGGCAACATAATTGCTAATTGTATTACCGGCAATCTTAAGAACACCGTTAGGGAATGTTAGATCCCCATCTTCACCAAACTGCCATCTGCGCAGTGTTGAGTCTGCAAGGTTGATGTCAATGTTGATGTTGCCGTTGCTCTTGATATCACCTGGTATAGTTAAGCTACCATCGAAGCCAAAGGTCCAAGCCGCAGCGGTAAATAGGCCATCATCGGCTTGTATGCTAACATTACCATCACTTGCTAACTTAACATACTGATCGTCATTGCCTAGGAATAATTCTGTAGTGGTTAAGTCTCCGGAAGTGAGATGTAAGTGATTGGCATCAGGACCAGTAGTAGGATACACTAATAATTGTTGAGTAGCACTAGTCCCACCATTTGGAGTCAACACAATAGTATTACCGGTCAAGGCCCCACCTGGAATGCTGCCTTCTGAAATGTTGCCGCCTGAGGGCAATGTTAAACTGCCAGTAGGATCAAATGTCCAGATTCTCGCAGAACTATCCGACGCATCAACGGTTATCTTTACACTTTCTGTAGAAGTTAGATAGACATCACCGTTAGTAGCTTTGATTTCTATAGCGTTAGCATCTCCGGCATTGTTGCCTGCTGATGAGCCAAATATTAGTTTACCACCACCGAAAAGACCACCACCGGCGATATAGCTCAGGCTCTGATCAGTGCCGTCGAGGAATAGATACTTGCCAGTAGTGCTGTGTGTTGTACCAATGTAGAAACCTGCGGTGTCTGATGCTAAAAGATTCCAGTTTAGTGTTATCCTATCGCTGCCTATGCTATTGTCGCTGAATTCCCAAACAAAACTGTTTGTTGTATTGCCATTAGTAGTTGGCATTGTAACGGTCTGTCCAGCGTAGTTGGCACCGTCTGGAAATGTTAACTTGCCATCCTCGCCAAACTGCCATCTGCGCAGAGTTGAATCTCCAGGGTTGATTTCAATGTTGATGTTGTTGTTGCTCTTGATATCACCTGGAATCTCTAGATTACCATCGGGTGTAAATCTCCAATTCCAATTAGCGAAATTTGGAGCAACCACTCCGATGTTATATCCAAATAAATCTGCTGACGTGGTAGTGCGTCTTGACAATGGTTGGGTATAACCTGTAGGAACAACACCTTGTGGGTCCCAAGTTGTTTTGAATTGAGCCAGCCCTTTACTGACTATATTAAGACCACCAATAATTGTGCTTTCAATATAATTAACACTTCCAGCACCCTTGTAAATTTGCAGGTCATTTGGAGTCATTAGACTGCCATCTTCACCGAACTGCCAACGGCGCAGCGTTGAGTCTGCCAAGTTGATGTCAATGTTGATGTTGCCTTGGCTCTTGATATCACCTGGTATAGTTAAGCTACCATCTGTACCAAACTGCCATAGTTTACCACTGGTGGCAGTTCCTGTTTCAATCTGAAACTCTTTGTCAACAGCAGCAGTAAAGTTAACTGTGCCAACTCCTCTTGGTGCCCCTAGTGTAAGTCCTGTTGGGAATGTGGTGTTGCCAGTTGAACCGAGACTGAGTGTGTGAACACCGTTGACTAGGCTGTTGAAGCTGGTTGGTATAGTGGGCTTATTGGTTAAATTGTTATAGTCAGTTGTACCACTAGTTACCGTTGCCCAACTTAGAGTTGTTCCGTTAGTAGTAAGATATTTGCCAGCGTTACTAGCTTGACTTGGCAAACCGTTGCTAGTTATAAACCCTCTTGAGTTGACATAAGTTTCTGTAGCATATCCTGTCAATGCACTGCTAGTAATAAATCCAGAATCGTTAACTAGGTCACTAGTGTTGTCTGGAAAAACTGGTCTATTAATTAAATTATTATAATCAAAAATACTAACAGCTTCCAAATCTACCCACGCTAACGTTGAGCCGTCAGTGGTTAAGTATTTGCCATTGTTACCGGACTGAGTTGGCAATACTTTAGATGGGGACAAACTAGCAATCCAAGACGGATTATTATATGACCCTGTAGTGTATATACCGTTTGTAACTGTGGCGGCATTGCCGGTAATATCAGTTACTCGATCCCATCTTAGGACTGTACCGCTGGTAGTAAGAAATTTACCATTATTGCCTGCTTGTTCAGGAATTCCTCTGTCATACAGTTCGGTAAAATTTTCGTTAATTTTTTGTGCGCCCACTCTAAGGGCATCACCGGAACCATCGTTCGGTATTAAACCTAAATTAATAATTTGTTGGCTCATTGCTTAATATCCTTGATCATATGTAATCGATAAACTATCGTTAGTTGTAACTAAACTATCCATACTGAATGGATTAGATTGTGCCGGTGTTGGAGTATCTGGAGCTGCTGGTGGCAACGGATCGTCAATAGATCTGCTTGCAGTTCCTGTAGGAAACGCAAGATACTTGTCTTGGAATGTTCCATCGATAACATCAATAATATATCGATCTGCTTCTAGATCAATATTTTTAAAATCAAAATCGCTAAATTTTATTCTTGAAATAATTGCAGCTGATTTGCCAGGCAATGTGTAACATAGGGGAAGTGCTTTAACATATCCCGGTTCAGTTAACGAATTTTCTTGAATGCTTCTCATCCATAACGGCAAGTAGGATCTATCGTATTCCCCAATAGATTGAATGCGTTTCCGCATGTTCTTTATAGAATTAGGAAATACTCGTTGTTTGTCAGAATCACTAACAAATGGTATATCGCTATCTACTGTTAGATTGTTATAACTAACCAATACTTTGCTATTAATTTTATCAGGTAATTGAACAGTTTGACTGATACTAACTCTATTTTTTTCAAGCGGGTCTACAACATCTACGTAAATTATTTCGTATAGTGTTTCTTGAGTAATTGGGTCTTTGGCTTTTGCTGATTTAACGTCCCCAAAACGCATGCGCTTACGTGCATGATTGCGACTCATGGACTGTACATAGTTTACAGCTTCAACGCTTTCTATCCCGGCAAACAATAAAACTTTAAGTTCAACTTGTACTCCAAAGTTTGTGTCACCGTATCGATAAATTTCATCACTTCTAAATATATTAGAGTCGGTGATAAAATTAAACCAAGCAAGTCTTTTAGTTTTATTTTGAAATGATTTAATATAAAGATTTGAAAACGTTTTAACATTTTCATTAATGACTCTTAAAGAAAAAGTTTTCTTTGACTCTGCAAATCTAATAGTATCTCTTGCTGTAATTTCAAATCTAAATTCTTTATCAAAGGTCGTATTGCTGCCGTCAAAGCTAGTGCCATAGGTAATTGCACCGCTTGAATCGTGAGTGTCGTTGATCCAGTCAAAAAATCTAGTAAGACCAGAGCCGTTACTATCGGCAAATTGTTTTACCTTTCCTTGAATATTCCCTGTGCCCGATAATGTTAAACCTGGCGGTAATGTTCCATTAGTAACTTCAAATAAAACTTTATCGCCCGGAGTTAATCCGTTAGCAAGAACGCTTATAGAACTAGGCATGTTTGCTCGAATAGTTCCAAGGTTGCTGTCAGATACCCATTCTATATAACTTTCAATTTCTCCAATTAGATCTATATTAAAAGTTTTTTCGCTTAACGCTGCACTTGAATTCCAATATAATGGTTGCTCGTTAGGTTGTCTAGATTGGTGCGGCTGAAGACAAATCCATAATATATTATTATAAAGTACTGCATCGTTCTTTGCATATGTAGCTAAGACAGACCATGCTCCTCTAAGATTATAATCTAAAGTAAGGATGTCTACAAGAAAATTTGCAGCCAATACTGTAAACTGGTATGAAATAGTAACAGCTCTTTGATAAGGAACTTTTCCAGCAATTTCGCCAGTTATTTGATCTAGCGACAGTCCCGAAGGCAATACGCTGTTGGATCCATCTGGATTTTTATCTTGTAAGAAAAACAATAGTGTTCCCGAAATTCCAGGTGCTCTATATACTTCTAAGAAAATAGTTAGATAATTGTTTGCACGGACTCTGCCTAGATTAGATTCGGTTACCCATAGAGGTGATCGGTTACTGGAAGAACTTGCTTGGAATACATTGGTGTCAACTTGTACAATTGTATTATCGGATTTTAAAAATTCTTCGGTGACCACATAAATTTTAAAAAGTCTTTTGACCTGACTTTTGCCATCGGTAACTGTTGCCAAGAAAGTATAAAATCGGCTTAGCCTTCTTGGTGTCTTTGATTCTTCGCTGTAGTCATATGTGAGTAAGTCGTATAGGTAATCATCAAATCCAGATGATTGTGCTTCAGCTTTATCTAAAGGTAACACATCGAACGCCGATGTATCGTATCCTCCGGTATAGTTTGTTTGATTTTCTACAGCAAATATAGGATCAGTAAACCCGTATATTCTTCCAGAACGACTTAACGTTAATCCTGGCGGCAACTCTCCATCCATTGGAGAAATGTAATATTCTAATACATCACCGGCTATTGTGTCGTTGTCATTTGCTTCTAACTGAAAATCGATATAACTGTTGTCCAATACATAATATGCATCATTCGGTCCAACATTTAAAAATCCTTCTTTGGTAACCCAGCTAGGCAAATCTGCGCCGTCAACTGATAAAGAAAATGTTCTGTCGTCGATGTCAGTTCCATTGTTGGCTCTGATAACAAATCTACTTTCGGTAAATTTAACAACTTCAACAGGACTGCCTTTAATTGTATAGCCATCTAATCTAAGACCACGAGGCAATGCACCGGCTAATATGGTAAATGTTACTGGACCAGTTGGAGACGTTACCTGTAAAGGAATCTCCAAACTTATGCGTTCGGTTATTATTCCTAGGCTTCCTGCAGGAGTAATCCAGTTAACTGCCATGGGTCCCAATCCTTAAATTATTGTACCTAGGTCTAGACTAAGTCTGCCTGGATTTTCTAAAGTCCCCATATCGACGTTGGCCGCTGCCAACGCTAACTGTGTAGGATTTACAAATTGATCTGATATTGGACCAAAATCTAAATTTAATAATACTTGATTTAAATTAATATTTGTATCAATAGTCAAGGTTGATCCCGAACCAGATACGCTAATATTAGGACCGCCATTGATATTAATTTGCCCTAGATTGTCTGGAGTAGCAGTAATTGATGATCCAGAAGTAGGAACTACTTTACTAAATGCAGTCGGAGCCACACTATTAATAATTAAGGAAGTGGGTTGCACATCAATTGCAATTCCTCTACCTGGAACAATATTTTTAAATTCTAAATTGTTATTGACTTTTTTATTAAAAATACCGTAACCTGTGCCGCCAATGTTTGATGCCGTGACAGTTAACTGAGAGTTTAATTCTGTAAAATTAGCATTTACTTTTTCAAAAGCGGTGCGTAGGTCATCACCGAGACCGTCATTTACCTGATTACCTAAATTGATTCTTTGTATTGTCATAGTAGTATTTACCGCTCCGTTATATTAAATCTTACGATACAAACCAAGTATATCCATCGCAGGCTATGTTAGTTTTGGCAGATGCTGACACAATGTCGATAACGTTAAGTGCAGCATCTCTTATGGTTATTGAATAAGTTCCAGATCTATTTTTAATCAACAATCTCAAACCCGCAACTGATGCATCTGCGTTAGGAATGAATAATGTTCTATTGGTAAACAAGGGTTGCGCTGTTAAAATATTACCAGTGAAATCAGCAGCAGTTAATACAATGTCACCAGATGCTAGCCCTGTAAGATCCATTACACCTTGGAACATTGCATTTTTCACAGACAACTGATCAAGGATAGATACTTTGCCTGTACCGCTGGCTGCTAGTTCTAAATCTGCATTAGAATCAACGGTGGTAATTAAATTGCTGTTGACATTGATACTGCCAACAGTTAAACCTTCACCGTAGCTAACTTCTTTGGTTACTGGATTGTAATGTACAACAAAGTTGGTTGCTGTGTTACGTACTGGATTAACAAAGAATCTATTTGTGCCGTTGGAGTTTAGACCAGTTGCTGTTGCGTTTAAAATTATCGAATTAGCATGTTGATTAGATTGACCAGCATATGAACCAATGGCTACTGCGTTGATACCTTGAGAAGTCTGTCCAGCATACAATCCAACTGCAACAGCTTGGGTGCCTTGACCATTTTCACCAGTACCGTGACCGATAGCAACTGCATCGTCGTTTTGATAAGCAACTCCGCCACCAGCATTTTGTCCAATGGCCACTGCGGTCGATCTTTGAAATTTTCCAGCATTCTCTCCAATTGCAACGCTTTGATTACCTTGGTTAGTTCCTGCATTATACCCGACGGCCACTGAGGAATTGCCTTGTGAGTTTTGCCCTGATGTAGTACCAATTGCAACAGCATTAACACCTTGATTATTTTGCCCCGATGTAGTACCAATTGCAATACTTTGACCACCCTGTACAACTTGCCCAGATTGTGCACCAATAGATATACTGGCTTGTCCTTGAGTGGCTTCCCCTGCCTGATGCCCAATTGCAACGGCATATCCTTGTTGATAAGTTTTTGCTGCCTGCCATCCAATGCCAATGCTATAATTAGTATCACTAGCAGATCTAGCTAGATAACCAAGTGCGATACTGAGTTCACTGGTTCTTAAACTTGCAGTATCAATGTTGCCGACAACTTTACTAGTAGTACCGTTAATAATTAATGTAGAATCAAATCCTACAAAGTTACCTTTGTGGTATTCTGATAACGGTGCAGTAATTGTAACTGCATCGTTAGTAGCGTTAGTTGTTAGGATAATTCCATCGCCGGCCACTAGAGTAAATGTATCTGTTACATTATCTGCCAAGCATGGATTTTGTCCGCTGACAGCAATACTCGTAAATCCAAATCTAGTATTGGCAACAGTGATGCCACCGGTACTCGAACTTACACTAATGCCATCTCCTGCAATTAAACTGGTAACGCCGGTGTTTACAAGATTAACAGATCCTGTGCTGCTTGAAACACTGATGCCTGTGCCGCTAGCTAGACTAGTAACACCTGTGTTGGTGTAAGTAACAGAGTTATTAAGAGCATTAGTGGCAATTGATAATCCATTACCTACTGCAAAGGACAATGTAGAATTTGCTGAAATTGGATCAAGTGTGCTTTGCCCAGCAGCGGAAATAAATCGCCAAAGGTTTTGTGTAATGTTTGGTGAACTGTTAGTAACAGTCACATCTCCGGTTCCGCCCAATGGGCTTAAAATAATACCGCTACCAGAAAGTAGTCGAGTAACACCGGTATTGGTAATTGTGACATTGCCAGTACCGTCGCCACTAACAGTAATACCGGCCCCACTAATATTCTTTAGTACACCACTATTACTGATATTTTTAATAGTAGTACCACTAACTGATATTCCAGCGTTTCCTGCGGTAACGTCTGTAACACCAGTATTTGTAAATGTAATTCTATCTGCTGCTTGGGAAGTAGTGATAGTAATACCATTTCCGATTAGAGTTAAAACTCCAGCGTAGTCGTTGGCTACGACATCATTTTGTCCTGATACTCTAATTGTTCTAAAACTGCTCTCGGCAGGATTTCGAATCAGCTCACCACCAATAGTTGAGCCTATAGGTAAATTAACACTAGTACCGGTTGCTGTTACATGAGCATCGCCTAGGTACAATGAACTGCCACTTAGATATAAATTTCTCCACCTTTTGGCTGCAGATCCTAGATCATAAGCACTAGACTCTCCTGGGGAAACATCTGTAGACAATGCAGTAAGATCAACAATGCCTCCTCCGCCACCGATGGTAAGATATAGTTCGGTAAAATTGTCGTTGATATCTTTAAATGCTTGATCGACAATGTCCCAAATTATTGGAGGTTGTTGCGAATTTATACTTTTTTTAGACATTATGTTCTTCCTACGGCAACTTGAATTGTGCCTACATGATCTGAGTTATAATCTTCTAATGCTTTACCTATCACAGTTCCAGTTCTTGCGTTGCCGCCCACTGATACTGCAACACCTGCAATCGATGATGTGGTTAATAAATCGCCTTTGGCAATGGTTCCTACCACTCTGACCGGCACACGCCCTTGCAAAGCAATTAGGTTTTTATGTCCTGGGCAAGCACCATACATTGAATAAGCAGCAGTATCACTTACTACTCCTGCAATTCTATGATCTTCTTTAGAAGTTGCAATAGTTACTTCTTTATCGCCACCAAATACAAGCACAGTACCAACTGCATATTCTTTGTCACCTTCGTAGTATTCTGCCAAGTCGGCGGAATATGTCGCTTGCATTCTTGATCCCACACCACTTAGTTGCCAACGACCAATAATGCTTGCAACAGTAGTTGGAGTACCAGCGGTTAGTGTTAGTGTTTGTACACTGGAAGCAACAATGTTTCCATCTGCAGTTCCTGCCCTATTTCTAAATTGGTGCGTAGTATTATCATAGAATGTAACTTCGTCTGCAGCAGTTCCTGTGGCATTCTTTCCACCAATTAAAATGCCACCTTGGAATGTTGTAGCACCTGAAGGTTGCCATGCATATACTCTATGAGAACCACCAGTTGATGTAATTGTTCTATTCAAGAATAAAATACCAGCCCCTGCCTGCTCAGCAACATCTCCGTTGGTAGAATTTTTAATTCTTAGTCCACCATAACTTGAAGTTAAGTTGTTACCTTCTATTGTTATTTCTCTAAATGATGATTGACCTTGACTTGATCTAGAAACTAATCTGCCGTTATCAGTAGCAGTCCACGATACTCCTGATCCTGTTCCGTCTGAAGCTTCAACGGTAATATAGTCAGTATCTGACAGACCAGTGAATCCAGATTTTCTTTGCAAGAAGACCCCGTTAGCATTGAGACTAGATGAGTTAGGGCTGTATGATGCTTTCTTAAGTCCTAGCCCGTTGTCAATAATAGTGGCAAATGTAACTTCAGAAATGTTGTCTGTAGTTAGATTAGATCCTGAGTTTCCTAACACACGCTGACCAGTAATTTTTTGTAACTTCTCTTTTAATAAACCATTATCTTTAATAGTTACATAGCCGTTAGTTACTGTAAATTGAGTTGTGTCAAATGTTGCAGGACCACGTAATGCACGTACCGCACCACCAGTTGCTGAGCCAGTAGTTGTACCACTGTACGTTACAGTTGTTTGTGTAGAATTAACAACACGACGAGTTCCGTTATAGCCAGTTATACTCAACCCTGTTACTTCAATTCTTTGACCGTTACTAAACGGTGCTACCGATTGAGATGCAAATGTCAATGTTACCAATGATGCTGTTAATGTTGTTGTGGCTTGAGAAACAGAATTATTTAATTGCCATGTACTGTTAAGGCCGACACCACTAATATTTGCAATAATGTAAGTATTTTCTGGAACAACGCCACCACTGATTGTTAACCCTGCTTGAATCAATAACCCTTCAGCTCCTGAAGTACGAACAGTTAATGTTGTTCCTGAAATACTAGCAGAGAAATTAATAGCGCCAGTGCCGCTAGCGGTAACTGCTAATGTAGATGCTGTAGTTGCATACGCTGTATCTAGACTTAATTTTGCATGATCAATAGCAGCTGATGCATTAATGTTAGCATTGCTAATAACACCTGAATTAATTTGAGAGCTAACTGTATGTGCAGTACTATCTAAACTTAAATTGATATCACCTATTACAGTAGCATTTTCAGAATTATTTCCTTCTCCGGTAAAGACCAATAGTTCTGCGGCCTTTGCCTCCACAAGGTTAAATTCTTGAAGATTTTCTAATGCCAAACTTCGAAGATTAACTGCATCGGTTGGCTGTGCGGGATCTGCAATATTAATGATTCTATTATCGCCTAGATCCATGTCACCGTTCATGACCAGCTGACCATCCAAGCTCATGAAGCCGCCCGTTAATGGTGGAATCAACTGTGTATCAACTATAGGAGCGCCTATATGACTAATGCCCAATCTGCGTTCGATGTATGTACGAGTTGCATTTTGTGTTGGAACAGTATCTGTAGCATTGTTGGTCATTGCGGAGTCTGTCGAAAACTCTGAAATAGGAACACCACGTTTAAATCCTAAACCATCCAAATTACTCAACGCAATCGCTGCGGAGAATGTTACTTTACCAGTACCTTGGTCAACACGGAAATACGGCCCAACTCTGAAGTTACCAAACTGGTCAGTGGTCACATAGAATGTTCTTCCTGAACCACGTTCTTGAGTTTCGTTAGAATCGTCTAACGGATTAACCGCAGCACCGTAAATTTCATTTGGATAGTTGGTATCGGAATAGGATCCAGTTCCAATTTCTAACAAGTCATGTCCTGTAACACGAGTTAATGAAATACGAATTGTCAATGTTCCCGACGAAGCATTAACACGTCTAGCAACACCTGCTTTTAGTGTTGGCGGTGATTGGTATACCAATACGTTGTCAACTAATCCTCGGTTAAAATAAATTCGTCCGTATGATTCGCTAGTAACTAATTCATTGTCATACTGAGTTACAGTATATTTTTCGCCCAACCAAACAACTTTCATTCCCACAACTCGAGCAGTATCTAGAGAACTCAACGCTGCAATTGCAAACGATGTATCGCCTGCCAATCCTTTAACTTTACCAACAGTATGTGTACCGGTCTGAGTACCAGAAGCATCTACTGGATCTCCACCCGGTGATGCCGAGACTTTGAATTGAGTTGAACTTAGGCCACTTGAAATTACAAAATAATTTTTAGTGTTAGCAACTCCAATTGGTAACGAACCAGTGGTGCTAAACGCTACAACATCTCCGGCACTAAAACCGTGGGGTCCTGATGCTGTCATTAATGTTGATATGTTTATAGGAATAGTAACAGTAAATGTAGCGCCTCGATATTCGTTAGGACTCCACGGAGTCAGTTCGACATAGTCGTAGTTTTCACGCAATGATGTTCTAGCTAGTCCGCCTGGAACAAACGATTGAGTGCCGGATCCGGCTGTTGTGGTTGCAACAGGACTTCCGTTTTTAGCTAAAGACACTCTAAATGTGTTTACAGATAAGCCAGTATCTAGCACATAATATTTTATGCCAACAGTCAATCCAGTTGGTAATGTACCAGTTGATGAAAAGATTACAATATATCCTGCCAATTGACCATGTGCTGTTGCTGTAATTAGTGTGGGGTTTCCGTTGCTAATTGTACAGTTTTGTTTTCCATCAGGGTCTGTATAGTCTTGGAATTGTAATACACGATAAACGTTTACAGTTTCATTAAGTGCCAACGCAGTTGATGGGCGAGTTGCAACATCAACAATGTCACCAGTCAATACTAGCTGTGATAATGCTCTAACAGTTACCTTAGTACCATCAGGAATGCTAAAAGCCAATCCAGCGGAGGTACTGTTACCTGTAGTAGCAATATTTAATCTTGCATATCCAGTAGGTAAATCTGCAGTTGATACTGATGTTATTGAATATCGATATAGGTTTCCGTCAGTGTGAATTACTTCTAACTCTCCGTTGTCTAACGGAGCAAAGTCGTAGTTGTTGATAAAGACAGTTAGTCCACCGGACGAGTTCAAATATATTCCGGTAGATACAATAGCAGCACCAGTAGCTAAATCTTGGTATAACGTGACCGGAGTTGGAATTTCTAATGGATCAGCTCCCTCAGAAACTAGAGCATAAACTCCGTGTGCGCTTGATCCGCCGATTGAACGAATTTGTCCGCCATTACGAGAATAGTACGAAATGTAGCAATAGTAAGTAAACACCGACACTGCTTCTAACAAGCCACCATTGTTGGCTACTATCCCGTAACCCATGTCGTTAATCTGTGTAAAGTCGTTGGCCAACATACTTCTATTACCAGGCATCAACACTTCGTATCTATTTGCAATTTCGTCTACATAAACAATAACACCGGCTTGTATAGCAGCTTTGTTGTCTATGATAGTGGTCACTGCCGCTACTTTATTACTGTCATAGGTGTAAGTACCACCGGCAAGTATTGGGTATGTGATAGTTGGAGCTGCTCCAACGCCACCTGATAAAATACTTGTAACATAGGTTATTAGTGTTTCAATTGAGGCTGCTTCAGTTGCCGACGCACCAGTTCCTGATGTTCTAGTAGTTGCACTATATGAAACAGCTGGTGCTAAGTTTTGTATAACTTGTTTGGCTAGATACTTTGCATAATTGATAGCAGCAGCAGTTGTTGCAATTTCACCACTAGGTATTTGTAATGTAATAAGGTTACCCACACCATCATAATATTTTAATCCAGCATCTACAACTGCATTATTTCCGCCATAGATTAAATTGTAGGCAGTTGCTTCAATGGTGTATTGAACATTGCGAGCATAAATTACTGAATCATACACAAAGCTAGTAGTGAACGGAGAAGTATTGCCACTTACTTGTGTGTTTATCCACCCAATGGTTTGGTCTTTAATGTATTCAAGGTTAGCTAATAATAATGTTTTAGCATTAGCAAGGTTAGTTGACAGTCCTGGGGGATTGGTGATTGTGAGTGCAGCCGCACTAATACTCCCATTTCTAAGAATATTAGAGATTGCAGCACTACTAAGATCAACGGCTCCCCGAGCTGCTGCATATTGGTCACCTGGAATTTCTGCATTGGCCAGCGTGTGAGCTTTCTGAACAGCGGAAATGGTATAGTTCAATTGGCTGTCTATAACTACACGAGCATTATTTTCTCTATATACCAACCCAGATTTTCTTTGATTAAAGTTAGTCCCTAATACAACATCGTACCGTACACCATCTAAAATTAATCCAACATCTCGTGAACAAATTGCTGAGTCGTATTCAAATATTGGAAAAGGCCACGGAGTTGTTTCGTCTAAGATAAATGAAGCAGTTGATCCTGTTGTGCTGAACACAAAATCGCGGACATAGTTAATCCTGTACACAGTATCATTGACAATAAAACTGGCTGGAAGATTTGGAAATCTTCCCAATCCTCTTACCTTAAGGAAACCGTTATTGTATGCGGTGCCTGTTGTTCCCGCTAAATCTACCCCGGTAGCAGTAAAGACTAATCCTACAGTATTTGTAGAAGCTCCCAGTGCTACAAAATCAGTATTGCCAAGCGTTTTAATTGTGTAAGAATTTCCTATAACAAGATTTCCCGGATTTGTTATACCCTTGTCATAAATTTCAAACTGTAAGTTACCAGTAAATCCGTCAACAAACATACCTCCACTAAATCTTCTACGACCTGTACTTCTTGAGAATGAAGCGCATTCTTGACCGTATGGTGACTTGGCAAGAATTTGACCTTCTGGGTCAAGTACCATCATGAAGCCACCATGTCCTTGACAGGACACCGCACGAATAATAGTAGCATCGTTACATAAAAATACGTCTAGATCGTTATTATCTTTGGGGAAATTTGGAACTGCTGCCCCGGCCCCAGAGCCGTTGATAAAGTCGATAGCAACATCTTTTAGATCAGTAACAACGTCACCGGATCCAACTTCTGATACATATGCTAAATCAATAACTTGTGATTTAAAAATATTATAAACTGTTGGAATTTCGGTATTAGCAAGAACTTGTTGAGCTAGTGTGTCAATATAATTAATAGCAGCAAAGTTAGCGCCCGAAGGAGTACTGGTAATTAATCCATTAGCTTGATATTTTAATGCTGCTGAAATGGTTCTATTATACCCGCCCCATCTAAGATCAAATACTTGTGCGTCAATAATTAACCCGACGTCTCGTTTCCATAAACTACTACTGTAATTTTCTAAATTATAAAAAGTACCACTTGGAATTGCTACACGCACCTGTTGGGCAATCCATGCAACAATTTCTTCTTGGATAAACGACTTATTTAAATACAACAACTCAGCAGCTGATCGATAGAATCCTTTGTTGTTAACTAGCGGATACACTGGCTTTGACGGATCTGCTAGATAATGCCATCCAAACTCTTGTTCTGCAACAATATTGCCGTCAATTTCTAAATCTCTTTTAAAATTTAAAAATGCCCACGGGCTTGAACTAATTCCAACTTTTGGTTTAACAATTACACGGCGGAATTCATCCCCAATAATTGCAACGTTTTGCGGAATACGTAAAGGATAATTTTCTTCGTAAGTACCACTTTCAATGTTGACTGAAATCTGTGTTAACTTGGTTACATCTCCATAGGAAATAACTTCTCCTAATACAAATGACCCATATTTAATATCAACGTCAAACACTTCATCGAGACCATCAAGTTCTCCTCGATGTGCTAGGATCTGTGCTAATGCTCCCGACTCTTCACCTCGTAAGTATAGACCGTCTCGAATATCTCTGGTTCTAGCCGCAGCAGAGGTATTGTCAATTACATTTCCAGTAAAATCAGTTCTTAGCCCAGATGTAAATAATTTAAATCTAGGTAATGTAACTACAACATTCGGAGTGGTGGTAAATCCAGATCCTTGATCAGTAACAGTAATACTTTCAACTCTTCCATCGACCACGTTGGCTGTACCAAATGCTCCAGACCCTGTTGTATCGCCGATGCCAGGAAGAATCCGTACAGATACCAGTCCATATCCTGATCCTCTGCCGTCAACCAAGTCGTCAACAATATTTTTAACTCTGATGTTATTAACTTTATAAGTTACATCAAACTTTGCTCCACCACCGAACGCACTGTCGGTAGTTGAATCGATTAGACCGCCCGGTAGAACAGAATAAACACCTGGAGTAGCCAGTCTAAAGGAAAGTATTTCGCCACCGGCGTTGACGGCTAAAACTTCAACTTGAGCCGGAGAGCCGGTACCACCAACGTTAAGAACTACAACATCTCCTGCACGATAGTTAAAATCTAAAGAACTATCAGCAATAGAAATGGTATCGATACTCATGAATGCAATACCTTGAAAACCGCTACCCGAATCTGGAGCAATGCCAATGGAAGATAATGTACATTCCGTATTACCGTTGTTGTAGGTTAATACCTTTTTGTACGGACCAATTTCTATACGAGAGTCTAGGAGGATTTCTTCTGCTCTTTTAAGAGCAGCTTCGATGGTTCGATAGGCATATGCTAATGCTCTACCCTGCAACAACGGGCTAACCCCAGGGCGTTCGTCTTGCCCAGATAATGCAACATACAAGTTTGATACAGAGCCAAATGCCGAACCGTCGACATATCTTTTAGTTGCGGCAACTAGGCCATCATATGTTTCATCATCTGATGGTTGTGGATCACGTGATAATACCAACGGACCAGTCATTCGTCCAAAGTCTGGATTAACAGTATTGGTTCTAGGATCAATTGCATCTACGCCAGCAAGAGCTATTTTTCTATCAACATATCCTTTATTTGCAACTATCCTGTCTGGATCGGCGTATAACAATCCGTGTGATTGTGTAAGTCTAGCAATGGCACTTGAAAATTCGCTTGCGCTGCGAAGGTCAGGTAAATTACCGATTGGAAATCTAAGTGTTCCAGAACCTGCATTAAGAGGCCCGCCTAATTGTGGAGTTGGGTCTCCCGAAATTGCTGAAAACAAAGTGTTGATAGTAATGCCGGTAGGAGTAGAGTCAATTTTAACACCAGTACCTTCGAGTAATGGTTTAAATTTAATCCCGCTTAAACCTGTAGTTTGATCAACTCCAACAGTTAATAATGAGTTTTCATACCCATCGTACGAGCTTGGAGTGTCATCTAATCCCTTAAAAGTAAGTCTATCACCTAGACCTAATGAACTATAAAGTTCAAGGAAGTTTTCATTTACTTTTCTAAATGAGTCGCGAATACTATCGCCTGTGCCGTCGTTGCCTACAACGCCGATATCAATTGGTTTTCTTGCCATAGCGGATCCTAAGATTATTACTTGCAACAATATTTAGCCCAAAGTTTTATAAGCCTAATGTAAATACATTATGTTCTTAAAAAAACAAATCCAACAAAGTCAATATGTTAGACGCAGTAAGAATGGTGTTGAACACAAATACACCAGGGAAAAAACTGTGGCAATATTTCTATGTGATAATTGTAGCAACGAATTTAGTCGAGATGTGAGACTAATGGATCGTAAGAGATTAAACAACAATTATTTTCATGTCTGCGGGAATTGTGATTCTAAAAGATTTGCTCAAAGAAAAGGAGTCGAGCAAAAGAAAATTTGGGATATGCCGGCAAGTACTACCTTGCCTGTAGGCAAGTACTAAATTCTAAAACTTTCGCCACACCCACAGCGATCACGTTCGTTTGGGTTTATAAAATCAAACCCTTCATTAAGTCCGTTGCGAACCCAATCCATCGTTAAGCCATCCAGATAGGCTAAACTTTTGGCATCAACTAACAACACAAAATCTGGTTGTCCAAAATTTGTTACACCTACTTCGGCCTCGTAACTATCTACATACTCCAGCACATAAGCTAATCCGCTACACCCTGTAGTACGAACACCTATACGAATGCCGACACCTTTACCACGTTTTACCAAGTTTTGCTTGATTCGTTTACTGGCTGTGTCGGTTACGATAATCATTTACAGCCGCCTTGATTGCGTCTTCAGCAAGAATTGAGCAATGTATTTTAACTGGGGGGAGTGCAAGATGTTCGGCGATTTCAGAATTCTTAATAGATCCTGCTTCATCCAACGTCTTACCTTTGACCCAC